GTTTGTTAAGCGGGATATAGTTATTTAATGCAAGCTGCACCGTCGCAATCAGTTGCGCGAGTTTTTTACCTGCTTTTGCGGTTAAGCCGAGGTTTTCACTGTCTAATCCCGTGTCGTTTGTGAGTTGGACAATGCCCACTTTTGTTGTGCTTGCTTTGTCGATAGCATGGCTGTGTCCGTATTGATCTACGCCGTTTGCACTGTTTGCCGTAATGGTTTGCGGTGTAAGTTGTCCGCGCGTCACAAAAATGACGCTGTCGTCCACGGTGAGCGTAACGGCATTTGAACTGGCAACAAGTAAAATCATGCGCATAACTTGCACTTTCCCACTTCCGCTTGCCAAGGTCGGTTTAAAACTTTCCGGGCAGTTGGCATAGGCAATGAGTTTGTTTTGAGCGTCAAAAACGCCCATCTCCCGAATATAAAAGCCACCTATGTTTTCCGGGATAGTTAATTCAAAAACAACCTGTTTGTTATTGCGTGGGTCAAGCGATACAGCACTGATCGTTGCGCGATATTTTTCGTTGACTAAGCGTTCTTGGCTAGCGTTTACTGTCACGGCATTACCGTTTCCATCACCGACAGCAAAATGCGTAACGGTGATTGGCTTATTATTTGCAATGGCTTTTGCCAGTAATTGCGTGCCGTATGTTGTAAAAACGGCGGTATATTGTGCCATGTGTTTGCTTCCTGTTTATTGTGCGTAAACGGTGATAATTTCGCCCGTTTGCTGTCCTAAAAATACATTCATGGTGCCTGTTGGTGAGACCGCAATAGCGAGCTGTTTTAAGTGTCGGCTAACAGGTTTCACGTCATTGACTAATCTGACTAATTCGTTATAGGTTTGCTCGTTTAATCCTGTTTCCGGCACTTCAATGGTCAAGCTAAACGTTCCCGGTTCGCCCATTGGCACGGCGTTAAACCATTCTTTCAAGTTGACCATATAGCCTATAGGTTCAACCACTCGGCGCACGGCGTTAATCGTCCCTTTGCGTTTGTGGATAAAAAAGGATTGCTTAATGGCGATTCGCTTAACTTCGTCCGTCCAATTTTCGTCCCATTTATCGACGCTAAACGCCCATGCAAGATAGGGCAATAAATGCACCGGGCATTTATCCGGATTGATTAGATCGGCAATAACAATCGGATTTTCCACCGCACTTTTTAAGATTTCTGCAGCGCGTTTTTCTAATGGGGTTGAGCCTAGCGGCAATAAGTGACTAGAAATCATCGCTTGTTACCACCTCAACTTGAATGTTTGTGCAATAGGCTGATTTGTTGTTCGGCAACACGATGTCGGCTGTTGGTGCAAGTAGTTCCACGCGTTGCACCCCAACCAAATGCAAGGCGGCATAAATGCCTGACAGGCTGATGTCACGCCCCAATCGGCGTTTTTCTTCGGTGTATGCCGTGAGTTTTTTCAATGCTTCCGCTTTGATGGGTTCGTATTCCGGTCCCCGATATAAATGCAGTTTGGCGTGGATGGTGTAATTATGGATAGTCGCACTTTGCACGGTAACACGATCACCAATAGGGCGGATGTTGTCATCATTTAATCTTTCACGCACGGCTTGCAAAACCGTTTCGGAGGCGGTGCCTTGTCCGATACGACTTAAAATAGTGACAGTCACGTGCGCAGGCTCCGGTGATACCACAGATACATCCGCTACTTCGGGATGAGCGGATAGGGCGTGAAATACATAAGCACTGCGAGGGCCCGCCACAGATAAGCCCTCAAAAGCTAATTGGGTTCGGACTCGCAATGCGGTGTCATCTTCATAAATTGCCGGCACTTTGGGTGTTTTGCTGTCATCTGCCGCTTGGATTAGTTGGCGTTGCACGTTGTAATTAGCAGCGATAACGTCTAAATCTGTGCCGGTGGCGTATGCCAACATAGTGGCTTGAGCAGCGTTATTAATGCGGGTGCGCTCCAATAATTGCAGGTAAACGACTTCCTGTAGCAATTTAGTAATAGGTTCACTTTCTAAAGCTAGTCTTGCCTGCCAAAAGGGGCGTTCCTCTTCGTTAAAGAGATTGATAAACTCCGTTTTACGTTCGGCAAGTAAGGTTTCAAAATCTAAATCTTCTAAGACTTTGGGCGGTTCCAGTTTGGAGAGATCTACTAATTCGCTCATTGTTTTCCACCTAAGAATAAATCATCAAAATTCACGTTTTGATTGTTATTTCGTTTGCGCGCCACGATGGTGCAGACAATGCCGTTTTCGCTGATGCGCGGCTGAAATTTGCTTATTTGAATACGTGGTTCCCACTTGGTTAATGCCATGACAGAGGCGGCAGCAAGTTGTAACAACAAGGCGTGGTTCATAGGACGGTCTATCAGTTCCGGAATACGGCTGCCATAGTCGCGGCGTTGAATGCGCGAGCCGATGGGCGTGAGCAGTATGTCCGCAATGGATTGTTTGATATGTGCGGTTTCGTCTGTGATTTTTTCACCGGTGAATCTGTTCATTATTTTGCCTTCGAGGTTAATTTGCCATCGCCTTGTTCTTGGTGAGTATGGTTCTGTAAGCTGATTGAACCCGCTTTCACATCGCCTTTGGCGGTAACTGAACCTTTTACTTCCACATTGCCACTGATGCTGATGTTGCCTTTAATGCCGCCGTTGTCTGCGGTGGTAATAGCGCCTATGATGTTGACGTTACCCTTGATGTTCACCGTTGGGCAGTCAATATCTATTTGGTTTGTGGCGGTAATAGCGGCGGTTTTAATGCCTGCAACAACCAAGGCACCAGTGGATTGGTTGTATTCAATTTTTGCGCCGTCTTCGAATTCGATGACATGCACATCCGGCGAATGGCTTGGGCTGTTTTGGGTGTATAGCCCCACTAAAATGCAGGCAGTGGTGAGTTCACCACTTGAAGCTAAGATGACACATTGTTCGCCAACTGTAGGCGGTGACCATGTTTTTGTTGTGCCGGCGCGTAACGTAATAAAGGGCAAAAAACTTGTGAGAATTTGACCGCACTTTACCCGCGCCTTGGCATTGGCGTGGTCCACTTCGGCGATTAAGCCAAAGCGGATGAGGTTATCAATTCGGCGGTTGATTTCTGCGGACATGGGTAGCCTTACGGGTTAAATAATCCGTATTTTTGGCGATGTGGGCAGAAAGTGCGAGTGGGTTGCGGTGTGGAATTTAGCGCAACAAAAAAGGGCTTGCGCCCTTTTGTTATACTCTATCGCGCAAACTGCTGCGTCGTCTTGCCTGTTGTTGGTTTTGAATGCGTTGCATTTCTTGCGCAACCATGCGGGCGATAGTGCGTTCATCTTGACCTGGTGCGGCGTTGATGGTGATGTTCACCGCCATGGGTTGAGCAACGGATTGTGCCACGGCAGGAGGTGCAACAAGCGGTGGTCGGTTATCGACCTGAATTGGCGCAGCGGTTGCCACGCTCATGCTTAATCCTGTCGCCAATAAGGCGTTTTTGCCATAATTTAACGCGTTGAGTAACGGCACACCAAGGCGAGAGGTGGCTTCCTTGGTCATGATGTATTCTCCGCCGTGGTAAATTCCCATTGGTTGATATTTGCCACCGTTGCCGGCGTAACCGCCGCTCCATTTTGGTCGTGGCGGAGGTGGTGTATAGTCGCCCGCCGGATCCATCGAATAATTAGCAATTTTTTCAATGTTTGCCGCATGTTCTTTTGAAACTATGCTAGTTGCCACCTTATCAAGGCTCGGCATGTGGTCTATCACCCATTGGATGCTATCCATTAGCCATTGCAAAGGTTTGGTGACTAAATCAATGCCGGCGGCAAGCCATTCACCAAATTTTTTGCCTGCGCTTGCGGCGGCATCTAGGTCTTTTTGTGTACTTTGCACCGGAGAAAGTAAGTCAGTGAACCATTTCACCGCTTTTTCAAGCCACTCCACCACGACACCGAATAATGCGCCTAGTGGCTTGAATTTTTCAATTACCGGAGCAAGCCCTGATTTTAAGCCCTCCCAGAAGCCACCAAAAAAAGCTTTGACTTGGTTCCAGTATTTGTAGATCAGCAATGCCGTTGCCATAAAAGCGATGCCTACTGGGGAAAGAAGCATAGGCAATAGTTTAAGTGGCGAAAGTAGCCATCTTGCAATCGTTCCGCCCACCCCGCTAATTTGCCCTGCGAATTTCGGTAAAAGGATGTTGAGTTTGCTTACGCCAAGAAATAAGCGTGCGATAGGATAAAGCACAAAACTTAACGCAAAAGCAAGTGCGCCAAACACAGTGAGCGATCCGCCGATTGCGCCTGCAACTAATAACATATTTTTAGCAAGTTTCGGATGCGCCTGAATCCATTTATTGCCCTTATCAATGAGCCCGCCCACTTTTTTTAGCAATGAATCAAGTGTCGGCGCAAGTGTGCCACCGATGGTTGAATTAAGATTGAAGAGTTTATTTTTGAATATTCCCCATGTTGACGAAAGAGCCTTCATTCTCGTGTCAAATTCACGCCCCATCGAACCTTTTGCTGCTTCGCTGTTTGCGAGTTCAATTTGTCTGCGCCATTCTTCGGTTTTGGAAACAAGCAGTGCAAGGGTTTTTGTGTGTTCCGTTCCGACCAAGTCGGCAATAAATCCAAGGCGTTTGTGTTCCGGCATTTTCTTGACGGTTTCCACAATTTTCATCAATGTGCCTTGCGCATCTTTTGCCATGCCTAATTCAACTTTGCTTGCGCTTAATCCCATTTCAGCAAGCGCATTGCGGACAGGCTTTTTCTTACTTGCGGAAGAAAGGCGGGTGAAGATTGCATTTACTGCGGTGGCTGATTGCTCCTCTGGTGCGCCCGCAGTTTGCAATGTAGAACCCAATGCCGCCATATTTTTTTCGCTGATTTTGGCAATGCCGGAAATGCCTGATACTCGGTTCATAAAGCCGATAATTTCCGTTCCTTTAGATATAGCGTTATCATCAAGATAGTTGATCGCGTCCGCCAATTCACGCGAAGCCGCAGCAGAGAGCTTAAAGTTGTTCGTCACTTTACCGTATTGTTCGACAAGTTCATCAGGATTGGCCGCATCAAAGGCGGTGGCCATTTGTGTATTTAAGCGCACAAATTCTTCCAACTGCTCTTTTGGTACGTTCATTCTGGCCGCTGATTCAATCATGTTGGCAATTTCAACGGTAGTTAAAGGCAATTCATTAGAAAGTGCTTGGATTTTCTTTTTCCATTCGTCAAATTCAGGTGTTAGCTCATTTGTTGATTTGTTTTTAAGTCCATCAACCTGACGAGCAACGCCTAACATGGCATCTTCAAAGCTCATAAAATCTTTTGTGGCGTTGGCAATCGGCGCGGTGATGGTTGCACCGGCGGCAGAGGCTTGTGCACCGATCATTTGCGCTTTTCCGCTCACTTCTTTTAGGGTTTCGACTTGCCCGCGGTAGCGATTGTAGGCGGCTTGTTTCGTATTGAGTTTGGCTAAGGCCGCTTCTTGCTGTTTAATTTGTTGGTTGGCACCTTTTAGCTTGCTTTTTAACTCGTCTTGCCGTTGAGCCAATGTTTTCGCAGATAACCCCGAGGCGTTTAATTCTTGTCGTGCTTGACGCAATTTGAGTGCAGCTTGTCCTTGCTCGCTTTTCAAACGCTGAACTGCAATTTGAGCATTCAATACTTTTGCTTTAAATTCATCCGTCGGATTTTTAGCATTGGCAAGTTGTTGAGCGTAATGTTTTGCTTTTTGTTGTGCTTGTGCGAGTTCTTGATTGACCGAACTCAATTTATTTTTGAGCGGGTTTAGCGTCGCCGCATATTTTTTTATTGCGGCTTCCGTTTCTTTATCTTGCTTTGTTAATTGCGCGTGAATCGCTTTATTTTCTTTCAATTTTTGAGATAACGCAGAAACTTGTTTATTTGCACTGCGTAGCGGCGCAGAAATTCTGTCAATAGCATTTAACAAGACATTAAGTTGTAGACTATTCATTGGTACTCACTTTTTTATTGACAATATCATTCGTTTGGTTTAATAATCGGCCTAAATAAGAGGGGGTAAATATGATCACAATGCTTTCTTTATTTATTCTCGCAGTTGGCTTATTGGGCCTCGCTGTCGGTTTTGGCTTTATTGCATTGCCTTGGGTTGTGTCCGGCATTATTGCCGCTCCTGCATTATTTCTTTACATGTTGATGCTGGGTTCTGTGCTTTGGCTTGTTGAAATCAACTTTTTCCTTGGTGTTTCTGCACTCGTAGTCTATTGCTATTGGGCGCACATTATTCGCAAGCACATCAAATCAAAATCTAAAGACTTAGTTGCTCAATAATTAAGTTTTCAATTAATTCCACATCACTTTCCGAAAAGCCCAGCAATTCACGCTGGGCATATTTCACCTTAACACCTTTGTTTTTATTAACCGTGCCTTTCAACCCGTATTGATGCACGTTTGCAATTGTTGCGTTTGACCCATTAAAGCCTACTGAAACCTCATTACCATTCGACCGCACTTTTAAATACCTAGCAGTGCGAAGTTTGGCGAACATGGCTTTACGTTTGATTCTGCCTTTCTTTTTGCCGAATTGTTTTTGTGCTTTGCGTGGTTCAAAGGCGGTGCCGTCGGGGTTTTGTTGCCGTGCGATTCTCGCCTGTTGGCTTTTGCGTAGGGCTTGCCCAATATTGCGCGCCAGTTGTCGGCGTGCCTGTGGCGACAGGTTGTTAATCAGGGCGGTCAGTTTTGCCTGCACTTGTTCTACGGTTGCCATTTTTCACCATCAAAAATCAAGTTGTTTTCATTCTCTAGGTAAATTTTTACTTTGGGGTTATCCCACACCGGTTCTTTGGCATAGTGCATTTTCACTTCGTCAGCGGTTTGTTTTGCCACGACACGTTCTGTCAGCATGATTTCAAAGGAGATGTCTGCGGTGTTGTTATTGTTGTAATCCACTTGGAACTTGATCGCATTTTCACGGCGTTGCGGGTTTTCAAAAATTTCTGGTTGATTGGTGCGCAGGTAGGCGATAACCGGCACAATCAGGCTCGCAATATCTTGGGCAAAATCCGTGACGATGATGTTGAGTGTGTAGCGATATTCAAAACTGTATGATTCCGCACCTGTGGCAACGATTTGACCGCCGTCCACATAAAGCTGTAAGCGGTCAGGATTTTTTACAAAGTCGGGAATGCTTTGTTCAAGGATTTTGCGCAGTTGGTTGGGCTTTTTCATTTTCTGAAATTCCGTTGTTGCATTTCATATTTTTGCTGACAATCCACGCAACGGCTAACACCCGGAATCAATTGTCGGCGTTTTTCTGGAATGGGGGCATCGCAATCTTCACAATAAACACGGCTGACCGCTTTGAAAGTGTGGTGTTTTTTGATGGCAATTTCACGCGCCATTTCTTCCAGTTGTTGTGCTCGGTCAAATTGGTCGGTCATTTGGCGGTTTCCTTATTAAATGTTTCGATGCACTGTTTCAGGCTGTCATTTTCAATAACACATAGATTCAGGCGATGTTGTGTTTGTTGATAGGCTTCTGCCAGTTCACCATTGGTGCGAATTTGTGGCGCAAATTGACCGCACTCTGCCGCTGTTGGGCAAAGTATTGGTTGTTTAATGATTTTCGGGGCGCTTGAACACGCCGATAACATCATCAGGCACAAGGGTATTAGCCCAGTCTTGGTGTTTTTTAAGTGCATTTTTTAAATCCTGAGTTTGCTTGGTTTGAGAGATTTTTAACTGGTTAACGGCTTCTGTTAATGCTTTTTGTTGCTCATTGAATTTATCCACGCTTTCATTTAAAGCAACGTAAGACGCTTCCCATTGTTGTTTTAATTGTTCTTCTTTTGCCGCTTCAGCTCGCCAGTGGTTGGCTTGCCATCCTTGAAACAGGATGATCGCCACAAGCATGAGCGGACCAACCAATAAAATGTATTTTTCTTTTTTTGTTAAGAACCCAAACATAATGCTTTCTCCTTTTGTCGTCTTTCAATTAAGCCTTTCAGTGGAACGCCGTTTGCATAAATCCATCTTTCAAATTGACCGCACATGGCTTTGCTATATCCTTTTCGTGCCATTTTAAAAAGCGTGCTGTTTTTTAAGTTCCCGCACCCTGCATTAAAGGTAATTGACACTAATGCATCAAATGCACCTTGCGGCATTGCTTGACCGTTTGCATACGTATTCACACATTTTTCGGCTTGTTTGATTCCCTTTGTAAAGGCATTTGCGATTTCTTCATCTGTATAGACTTTATGTGGAATGACTTTTTCTACTGCATCAGTTGTTCCTAGCCCGAATGTTAATACAGCGGCGGGGCAGTTATATGGCACTCTTTGACAGCCTTCAGCATTGCCAGTCAATAGCAAGCCTTTTTCTGATGTTCTAATTTCATGCCCGTGTAAAGAGAGTGCTAACCCTACAATCGCCACTACGCTACATGCATATTTTGCTGTTCGTTTAATCATGGTGATGGCTCCGTTGGTTTAATTCTTTTTCTTTTAATTCAAAATCTTTTTTCTTGTAATACCAATTTACAAGGAATGTTGCGACGCCGATCACAATACCTGTTGCTGATGCGACGTCAGCCCAATTTACATTTGAAAACATATCCGCAATGCGTCCGATGAAGAAGGCAAATAATCCTGATATGTAAGATGCTCTTGATGGTGTGTCGTGCATATCAGCTCCAAAGTTGTATAGTGTCACTTGCCACGCTGATCTTTTCACTGTCTGCTTCAGGTAAGAGAACCGGTGTACCAAGTGGAATAACGGGCTTATCCATTAAGTGCGGATTCAGTTCGCAGGCGATTTCAAGCAAACCTTCGCTATGCCCGAAATAGCGATACAGGATTGCATCTAAGTTGTCGTTTTGTTGCGCGTAAACTTCCATTAGATTAGCTCCGCATCAATTCTTGGGCGTTTGAGTATGTCACTAATGGCAAAGCGCGCATCACGGCGTAATTCGTTGATACTGTCTTTGAGCAATTCCGCCTTTTTCTCGCCGTCATTTGTGGTGTCGTAGCTTGTGTAGCGTTCATAAAGGTTTGCCAATGCCAAGCAGGTGACGGCACGGCGGTAGCGATAGACCAACACGCTTTCATTGTTGATTTTGGCGCAGGGAATATCCGTAAAAAATTCTGAGGTACTATGTTGTTTGAACTCCTCCAGTTCATCATTGACTGCAGCAATGGCCTCAATTAAGGCATCTTTTAAGCGAGCCGTTGTGACTGTGCCGTCCAAACGTGCCTGATTGCGAAAATCGGAAATTTTGAGCGGTGGGAAAAAAAGGTCGTTTAATACGAGGTCTTCGCCTTGTCCATAGTCTTCAACTTGTTTTTGTACCGCCCCCATTTCGTAATCCGGGGCGAGTTTGATGGAAATGGATCCGTCTGACATAAAAACACCTATAAAAAAGCGGGGTGAGGATTAATGATGTGCGGTTAAAAAATTCAGGGAATTTCCACCGCACTTTTAATCCGCCCCGCGGCTGCGTGATTTGCTCGGTTTTAACGCCGTTTATTCATCAGCGTTGTTTAATTGTTTGCGTAGCTTTTTAATATCACCTTTCACGCCGATGAACTGATTTAAGCCCAAGGCGCGTTCTAAATATGCCAGTGCCTGTTCCGGGTTTTTGTCGGTTAAAAGCAAGCCTAATTCACGCAATAATCGGGCTCGGCTTTCATCCGGCATATCACAATCGGCTGTGATGCGTTGCACTTGTTCCAAATACGCTACTTCAAAGGGTTGATTCGCCGCTGCCGCCGCTTTGGCTTGGTCGGCAAATTCTTCCGCCAATAATGTGCCAAGTGTTCGCGTGAACGGTTCAGGCAAGCGCAAATCATGGAATACGGCATAATCAGCAATCTGCAAGGCAAGGTGATATTCCCCGCAGTCGATTGCCCACACGCACCATGTCATCAGCACATTATCTTGTTTGCCGCTGCCGGCAGACAATGCACCTTCAATCCATGGCAGGTAATCCGCCAAAATTTGTTTTTTATATGCTGCTTTGCGTTCCGTCGATTGGATTTGTTTTAAATCCTTGCGGTGACGGGCAAGCAAGCGGCACATTTTTTCATATTCGGTGAAATCACTTAGGTCTTCGGTTTCCGCTGCATGAGCCACTGCAGCGGAGACGGTACGAAGATGGATTTGTGCGGGTGAGAGACGTTCAGCCATTATTCTTTATCTTCGAATGTGATGTTTTCGATTAATGCCGCACAACCGTATTCTTCGACTTTGTAGTCGATGTTTTGCGATAAGTAATCTTCTACGCGGTTGCGTTTCGGATTGTTCTTAATGAAACGGCGCATTGAGCCTTCCTGAATGTAGATGGATAAATTATCCAACCGGGTGATCAGGATTGAGTTTTTCGGGAAGAACGGCACGCGAATCGCTTTTAATCCGCCGATTTGTTTTTGTGAGATGATCACTTGGCTTGCAAGGTCATCCGTCGGTTTTAAATCCGTGTTAACAATGTTGAAGTATTTATCGTTTAAGATTTCACGACCGCAGATAACCACTAATTCAGTGTCATCGGCATAAACTTCATCAATTAAAGTGTTGACGGCATCAAGCACTAAGGCATCAATGTTTTCATAGCCGTGGTCTTTAGATTGACCTTTACCCACTTTGATTTTGTTTTGCGTACTTGCACCGTTCATTACATGAGACGGCATATCATCACGCATTTGTTGTAACCAACCTTTTTTCACGTCTTGCAGTTTTGGATTTGAAGACAAATCGGAGGTTTCACTGCGACTTGTGCCGTTTAGCCCCATCATAATGAGGTTTAAGGCGATGGTTTTTTGCGTTAAATTCGCCAATTTTTTCTGGAAGTCAGGATGTTTTGCCCATTGGTCCAGTTTCGGCCATGGAATATGCGTGTCGAAATTGACTTGTTCGCATTTATATTTGCGACCGGTCATTTTGGAAACGTCTTTGGTTTCGCGCTCTTTGGTGTTGGTGTCTGTGGTGCTTGCAATCGCGGAAGCCACTTCAAGACCGACCAATTCCGCTTCCATTAACGGATCACGAACGACATTAATCCACTGTAAGAAGTTCGAACTTAACATCACTTTTTCAATCAGTTTTTGTTCTACGCTTGGGGTGACGGTAAATATTTCAGCCACATCATTACTGGTTACACCGTTTAATTCGGCGACACGCGCCACATAGGCATTAAATTTCTGTTTAGTTTCGTTGCGCATGGTTGTTCCTTTAGCAATCGGTTAAAAATTCGGATTTACCTTCACCGGCAACGATTGGACGTTTGCCGAAGTCGGCGGACGGTGCTTTTTCAAGCGTGGTGAATTTGGCTTGAATGCTTTCATTGGTGGCTTTCATTTCTGCGAATTCGGCTTGTTGTTTTGCCAAATCGGCGGAAAGTGCGGTTAATTTTTCCAATGTTTCTTTGGTTTGTTCCGCTAAAAGCTCAATTGCTTGCGCTTGGTCGGCAAAGCGTTCATCGTCAGTTTTGGCTTTTTTCGCAAACAAGCCTTTGATTTTTTCAAGGATGGATGGTACTGGTTCCTGCTCTTCCGCAAACTCTAATTTGGTTTCAATTGCGGCGGTGAAAAGGTTTTCGGCTTTTTCTTTGCGGTTGTTAAGTGGATTCGCACTTGCACCGGCAGAAAATACCAACATTTCCGTGCCAAGACTTGCCGGATTGTCCGTTACCGCTAAACCCACCAAGTAGGCTTCACCGGTGTCGGCAAAATTCGGGTCGCACTCAATAGAGGTGTAGATTTTTTGGCGGTCTTTGTTGAGTTTCACTAAATCGTCCGTTGGGTCGATTTGCGCCAATAACTGCAATTTACCTTCAGCGTTTTCTTCGGCTTTTAAACCAATCACATCACCATAGCATTTTGAGTGCGGATCATCGTTCCACATATAACGCCATTTAATGTGTTCAAGATTAATGCGTGCACCGTATTTTTTCTGGTCGTAATTTGCCGCCATTTGCTCAATCCAAGTGCGATTGATTGTGCGACCGTCTGTTGTTGCGCCTTCTGTTGCAACCACAAACCATTTTGATTGTTTTGCCATTGGCTATTCCTTTCAGTGAGTGGGTTCAATGATTGCCATTATTCTGAAAGGCTTTTTTTAGCCGGTCTATTGCTTTCGGTTGTTGCTTTAGTTCTCACAAAGCAGGGCGAAAGACGACCGCACTTAGCCTTTCTATTATGCGTTCATAAATAGAAAGGATAATGAATGGAAGAACAAACAATTGAACAGGCTTTGCCGGAAGTGTCGGCAGACAGTAAGCGACAGGCGCAGGTGATGTATTTTAGTGGCTATAAGATTGCTGAAATTTCACGTCAGTTAAATATTCCGGCTTCAACAATTGCCAGCTGGAAAGAACGGGAAAAGTGGGATGATTTAGCCCCAGTTGGGCGGGTTGAACTCACTCTTGAAAGTCGTCTGAATTTGCTGATTTTAAAAGACAATAAAAGCGGTTCGGATTACAAAGAAATTGATTTACTTAGTCGCCAAATGGAACGTATGGCGAGGGTGAAAAAATATTCCTTTGGTGATGGCAATGAAACGGACCTTAACCCGAAACTGAAAAACCGCAATACCGGTGAGCGCAGAAAACCTGAACAAAATGCCATTAGCCAAGAACAAGAAGAATTGCTGATTAATGGTTTTTTAGGTGGGATGTTTCAATATCAACGGATTTGGCATGACGCTAAGAAACATCGCATTCGCAATATTCTTAAAAGTCGTCAAATTGGGGCGACTTATTATTTCGCCCATGAAGCGTTTATTGATGCGCTGACGACGGGCCATAACCAAATTTTTCTTTCTGCCAGTAAGAAACAAGCCCTGCAGTTTCGATCGTATATTGTGAGCTATGCCAAACAAACGGCGGACGTAGATTTAAAAGGTGAAACCATCAAATTGCCAAATGGGGCTGAATTGATTTTCTTGGGGACTAATTCCGCCACAGCGCAAAGTTACCATGGAAATCTTTACTTTGACGAAATCTTTTGGGTGCCAAAATTCGATGTGATGCGGAAAGTCGCCAGTGGCATGGCGGCGCAAAAGATGTATCGTCAAACCTATTTTTCTACGCCGACTACAATTGCTCACCCTGCCTATGCGTTCTTTTCCGGAAAAGCGTTCAATCGTGGGCGAGCAAAAGCGGACAAAGTGGAAATTGATATTTCACACGAAAACCTGAGAACGGGCAAACTCTGTGCCGACCGTCAGTGGAAACAGATTGTGACAATTCATGATGCGTTGGAAGGCGGTTGCAACCTGTTCAACCTTGAAGATTTATTGGCCGAAAACAGCAAGGAAGAGTTTGAACAACTTTTTCTGTGCCAATTTGCTGATGATAACAGTTCCGCCTTTAAATTTGCCGACTTACAACTTTGCCAAGTGGATAGTTTTGAAGAATGGCATGATTTCAAGCCATTTTATCAACGGCCTTTTGGCAATAGGGAAGTTTGGTTGGGTTATGACCCGGCGTTTACTGGCGACCGTGCGGCACTTTGTTTGATTGCTCCGCCAAAAGTGGAAGGGGGTGATTATCGCGTGTTGCACAAACAAACTTTTCACGGCATGGATTATGAAACGCAGGCAAGCCGAATTAAACAATTTTGTGATGATTACAATGTGTCGCGCATTGTGATTGATAAGACAGGGATGGGTTCCGGTGTGTTCCAAGAGGTGAAGAAATTCTATCCAACGGTGCAAGGCTTGGATTATAACGCCGACCTGAAAAATGAGATGGTCCTGAAAACCCAAAACCTGATTCAAAAACGTCGCTTGAAATTTGACAGCGGCGATAACGACATTGTGACCAGTTTTATGACTGTGAGAAAGCGCATTACTGTAACCGGGAAGATTACTTATGTTTCAGATCGGTCTGAAGACGCAAGCCACGGTGACATTTCGTGGGCGATAATGAACTGTATATTGAATGTCCCTTACGGCTTGGGCGGTGATGTCGTCGCACAAAGCCAATCCGCTATTTTTACCTTTGAATAGGATGAATCAATGAGCAAATCAAAGAAAAAAACCACCGCACTTTCCGGCAATGCCACAGCACAAGCCTTTAGTTTTGGTGATCCGATTCCGGTGCTAGACCGTGCCGAAATTCTGAATTATTTTGAATCTGTACTGGTTTATGAAAAATATTATAATCCGCCGATTAATTTGGGCTATTTAGCTAAAGCCCTTGGCGCTTCCCCACACCATCAAAGTGCAATCACAGTGAAGAAAAATATCTTACTTTCCACCTGTAAAACGACCGCACTTTTACCCAGAACACAACTTGAAAAACTGGTTCAGGATTATTTGGTGTTTGGCAATGCGTTCATTGAAGTCGTGAAGAATGCGTTCGGTGATGTGATTGCACTTAGATCGCCTTTAGCAAAATATATGCGTGTTGGTGTTGATGAAGGTCAATTCTTCCAAATCGTGACTGGCTATGAAGAATATGAATTTAAAAAAGGTTCCGTGCTGCAACTTATCAATCCTGACATTAACCAAGAAATTTATGGTGTACCGGAATATTTAGCTGCATTACAATCCGCATTTCTTAACGAGAGTGCAACCCTATTCCGCCGTAAATATTATCTGAATGGTGCGCACGCAGGGTCTATTATTTATATGACGGACCCAACGCAGAATAAGGATGATATTCAATCCATCAAGGACCAAATCAAACAAACTAAAGGCACCGGCAACTTTAAGAATCTGTTCGTTTATATTCCAAACGGCAAGAAAGACGGCTTTCAGGTGATTCCGCTTTCAGATGCCGTATCGAAAGACGACTTCTTAAATATTAAGAATGCAAGCCGTGATGATGTGTTGGCCGCGCATAGGGTTCCACCTCAATTAATGGGGATTGTGCCAAATAATACCGGTGGATTTGGTGATGTAGAAAAAGCCACTAAAGTTTTTTTTGTGAATGAAATCATTCCACTTCAAGAACGGCTAAAAGAAATTAATGAACGTTTAGGCATTGAAGTAATCACTTTTAGCGAATACAAATTGCTAGAAGAAAAATAGAGATCCTTTCAGATAAAAATTGCCCGTGTTATTGCATGGGCTTTTTGTTGCCATAAAAGCTGTGTTTTGTGCTGTATAGCACTAATATTACCCCATGATATTTTATCAAATAGTAATGCCCAAGAAATAAAAACCTATTGATTTTCCCTGTTTTTTGCTACAAATCGCCTACAAAAAATCGCAGTCAAATCCTCGCCTCGCCTGCGCACTAAAGGTGTGGATTTCAACGCAAAATGCGATCTTCGCTAAAGTCTTTTCAGATATAGCGCCTTTGAGATCCTTTTATTCAGATCCTTTAACGCAAAGCAACGCAAACAAATGCAAATTTTGATGCTATAACTCGCTCAAAATTAGGCGAAAGAACATCTGAATTAGCGTCCTGTTTTTTATTGTAGTAAGCTTAGTAGTAAGAAAATTTTATCTATTTAATATATCTTTTAAAAACAAAGTAATACCTATCTAGATCAGCTTTCCCCAGCTCCACCAAATAACAATCCAAAGCAAACTTATCAAATCCTAAAAGCCCTTGAAAATATTGACTTCAAGGGCTTTTTTATATCCTAAGCGTTCCTATCCAATCCTATAAAATCCTTGAGTTTTAGTTATACGTTTAGTTATACTGACAGCCGTATAACAAAACCGATATAACTAAAATCGCACTAAACCTGTTAACAAAAGGGTTTACTCATGTTTTAGCTATATCCAAATATTTAAAAGTCTGAATTGCCGTCAGAGTTATTCAGAATAATTTTCAACTCTCAGAACTAAGCGATATGGCACGCACAATCACACCGCTAAACAGCACGAAAATAGATAAAGCCAAGCCGCAGGAAAAGGAATTTACCCTATCCGATGGCAAAGGGCTTTATCTGCTGGTTAAGCCTAATGGGGCTAAGTTATGGCGGGTTTAATATTT